TCAGTTTCACTTGGAGTTACACCAGTTAATAAATTAGAACCTCTTATAGTTTGTCCAGAAACTGTTGTATTTCCAGCAATAATTTGCCTAGACTCTTGGGAAAGAGGAGAACTTGTAAGTGGTGTGACCTGTTCAGCCATTATTTGATCCGTTCTTTAAATTTTCCTCTTCAATATACTGTTGAAGTAGAGAAACATATACTTCTCTCTCCCAAGGTATCATATTTTCTAAGTCTGTCAAGCTATATTTATGATGCTGAAGAAGGGCAAAATTAATTTTATAATATGACGCAAGACTTTCATGCGCCATCGCTAGGCGAAAAAACTTGTCAGACCTTCCAATATAATTTCATTTTCAACTTCAGTGTTTGGATTTACAACATTAATTGTATGTTTTAATTTTGGCATCGTTTCAAAGAATTTTTCAATCTTCTTAAATTGCTTTGAACTCAATGATTCTAAAAAGTCATTTAATTCTTTTTTGGTGCAATCAGACGCTGCCCATGATTCTTCATCGTTATAAATTTGTTCAATGCAAGAAGTAATAACACCAAATGTATCATCTACACTAATTTGGTCATTACGAATAAAATTATTTTTAATAAACTCTTGAATTGATGGATATTTCATTCGTACACTCAAATTATCATCTAACTGAATATCACGACTGTGATCTTTACTTACTTCAACTTTAATATCATCTAAACTGATAGTTACTGGCACTTGTGTTTCTCCATCATCTGGACAAGTGATTAGTACTTCTGCAGTTTCTCCTACCGACTTTCCTCTAATATTTAAAAACAAATACTCAATATCAAAGGTAGCCAAATCATCAACTTTAACCCCTCTAGTAATAATACAATTCTTAATTACGTCTTTTACAGCTTCAGTAATTTGCTTTGGATCTTCACTTTCCATCGCAATAATTAAAATTTTCTCTTCTTTAACTAAAAAAGGTCTATATTTAATCGTTTTCTTTATTGATGGAATTTCCAACTCATATGTTGGTGTAGAAACTTTTGGTAATGGCATAATAATCAATGACTAGTCGAAATATTTAGACCGCTTTTTGATCTCCAGTCAAACTAGTATACAACTCTCCTTTTACAATTGCTTCTGTCGGTGTTAAATTAGATGGTCTGAAAACAACCCCACCAGTTCCTGATTGTCCTGCTGACATTGGAACTCTTGAAACTCTATTTATAGGATCATTATTTGTTGATGCACCAGTATAAACTGAAATACTAGTGGTTCTTCCTGCAATATAACGATCATATTCAAATGTAGCAGCAACTTTCAATACATCAGATGTTCCATATGAAATTGGAACACTTGAAATAGAAACAGGAAATAATCCTCTAAAAGTGTATTCAATTTCTCTCCTATAATCTCTATCAAACTTTATAATTCTAGTTTGATCCGACTTATATGTTGATGGATATTGCATTCTAATAAAATAATCATTTGAAACTGGATTAGCAGATGATCCACTAGAAATATAATCCATCCAATGTTCCAATAACTTTAATGTATTATAATTACTATCTACATAAAACTCTAAAGTTATATTAGTATATAATCTTGAATGTGCTATTTTTTCTCTAAGTCCAATGTATGGTGAAACTTCTGCTGTAGCAAATGAAGAGGTTGGTAATGATGCAGAAAAACATAATAATCCAAAATCTCCACCAGTAAAAAATGGAGTAATGCCTTTAGTCAATAAAAAGGTTGATAATTCATTAGGAAGTCCACCAAACTGAACTTCATAATGAGATGTTTGTGCTAGATTTCCAAATAAAGATTTTACACTAGATATACTTCTGGGAAAAGGCACTCTAAATACCTATAATTGATCTTTTGTTATAAGTATTTAGATGTCATATAAAGGAAAATATCAACCATCATATCCTAAAAAATATAAAGGTGATCCCACAAATATTATTTACCGTTCATTGTGGGAAAGAAAGTTTATGGTATATTGTGATTTAAATGAGAATATATTAGAATGGAGTTCAGAAGAAAAATTTTTCGCCTATAGATCTCCAATAGACAATCGCATTCACAAATATTTTCCTGATTTTTTTATAAAGGTTAAAGAGTCTAATGGTGAAATTAAAAAATATGTAATTGAAATTAAACCAAAAAAACAAACATCTCCACCAATAAAACCTAAAAGGCAAACAAAAGGATATTTGTATGAATGTCGTGAATATGTTAAAAACCAAGCAAAGTGGGAAGCGGCAAAGGAATGGTGTTTAGATCATGGTTATGAATTTAAAATATTCACAGAAGAACACTTAGATATAAAATAATGGCACTCACAGGGTACGAAAAACCAAAACTTGAAGATTATACACTAAGTGAACTAAAAGAAATTGCAATCAATTATTATATACCACATCAATATACTAAAACTGGTGCGACTAGTACAAACTATAGTCGTCTAAACAAAACTCAACTCATTTATATTATTAAGTATGACCCAGACTATCAAAAGGCGAATCCAAAGTCTAGAAGTGGTGGAAAGAAAGGTGGAGAAAAAACAGATAATAGAATTTCATCAATTAAAAGAGACATAATTGGTATTGAAAGTCCTTCTGAATTGATGAATATGATCATAGAAAGATTACAAGATACTGAAAGTCAATATCCTTCTGGTGGTAAGTATTATACCTACATATATTATGCTAAGACACCAAATATTATTTACGATCGTTATCCATTGATTATGGCATCAGAACCAATGGACTATGGTTTCTTTGGATTTAATTATCACTGGGGTAAAATGAGACAATATACTTTCAAGGAAGTTGCAAGTCCATTTTACGAAGTAACATTTAATGAATTTAATACTCTTCGTTCCATTCCTTATGCCGATTTTCGTCAAACTTAAAAATAAATAGTTAAAAAAATAAATGGCACAAATACTACGATATCCTAAAGCTAGTATTGGAAAAAATGACGATTTTTTACAAATTGATGTTATAGAATATAAACCACCTGGATTGTCTGCTGGTACTGCAGGATTAAATGCATTAAGAACATCTGAACAAGTATTGCAGGGAAGTACTCCCACTTCTACAATACTACTTCCAATGCCTCAATCAGTATCAGATTCTAATTCGGCAAATTGGGGAGAAAACACATTAAATGCTGCTCTTGCAGCAGGTTTAATCGCTAGTAAAGGGGTTATCGAAGGTTCTGATCTTTTTTCAGCAGCAGTAGCATCTGGTGCAGAAGCATTTAAAAAGTTTGAAAGTGCATTTACGCAAGGTACAGGACAAAAAGCAACTTCAACAATCTTTTCAAAATTAGCAGTTCAAGCACTCACTGGACAAGACACAAGTATAAATGGATTAATTTCAAGAGAGACGGGTGCAGTAGTTAATCAAAATGTTGAATTATTATTCCAAGGTGTAAATCTTCGTACAGCATTTCAATTTACTTTTGATTTAATTCCAAGATCTCAATCAGAAGCAGAAGAAATAAAAACAATTATAAAAACTTTCAAAAAAGAAATGACTCCCAAAAAAGGAACTGCTGGATCATCTGGTGGTGGATTTTTTGTAAAGTCTCCAAACGTGTTTAAAATTCAATACCGAACAGGGTCAAGACCACATCCATTTTTAAATAAATTTAAACCTTGTGCATTAACAAATATGAGTGTTAACTATGCAGGATCTGGTCAATATGCATCTTTCACTGATGCTACGCCAGTACATATGATTTTAACTTTACAATTTCAAGAACTTTCTCCAATTTATGCAGAAGATTATCAAGGTATTACAGAAGGAGTTGGTTACTAATGACATACTTTAGAGAGCTTCCAAATGTTCAATATCAGTCTTTTCTTTCTGATAAACAATCCTCTCAGGATTATATTCTTGTAAAAAATATTTTTAGAAGAGCAAAGATAAGAGATGATTTACAAAATGTATTTACATTATTCAACAAATATCAAATTGTTGATGGAACACGACCAGAATTAGTTGCAGAAGAAATTTATGGAAGTGTTGAATATGATTGGGTAGTTATTATCAGTGCAGGAATTACGAATATTAGAGACCAATGGCCTTTATCAAATAAAGAGTTATACGATTATTGTGAACGAGTTTATGGAAATGATTTAAATGCAATTCATCATTATGAAACAACCGAAGTAAAAGACTCTAACGGAAAATTAATTTTACCTGGTGGACAAATTGTAAACTCCAATTTCAAAACATATTATTATGGAAACTATAATGAGATTTATACAAACGATATTAATCAAAAAATATATGTGGAAACTACAAATGGAGATTCTTTTTTAGGTTCTAATACAATTCAAATTTCAACCACTGGTACAAAGTTATTAAAAGGAGATCATTTAATTAAAATTTCAGGAGAAGAATTAGAAGATTCTATAAAAGTAACTGATATTAATTTACAAAGTATTACTCTGGAATCTAGTTTACCACAAAATATTTCTACTGGAACTGAATTAACTTTTAATCGTCCATTTGTAGTTCTTATTTCAGACCCAATAATTGGTATTAGTAATTATGAATATGAAACAATCAAAAATAATGAAAAAGGTTTGATTTATCTTTTAAAACCAGAGTATCTTCAGACGGTTCTAAAAGACATGAGAAGAGAATTATTTTATGATGAATCTTCTCAATATATTGATCAACAGACTATTAGAACTGAAAATACTTATAATACAATATAAAAAAAGAGGAGTTTTTAACTCCTCTTTTAGTTTAAATTAAATCACTCTTCGGCAAGACGAGCGAAATATGACAAGGCATCATCATCCTCATCATCAACTGGAGCAGAACGGCGGGTAGGTTGAAGATTGTTGATTTCAGAGCGAAGATCTTCAGTGAGTTCACGAGTAGAACCACGAGTGTACTCTTCTTCATCATCAACTTCTTCATCCATACGCTTAGATGCTTTTCCAAGAACAGAATCAAGACGCTTTTTCAGTTCTTCATAGGTCTTGAACTCGCTGGGAGACATGAATTCTGCAAGAGAATACTGTTTTTTCCAGATTCCTTCCAGAGCATCATCATCGTCAAGTAGAGCACTAGCAGAAGCAAACTCACTTGAATCATAGTTACGATAACCAGCAACGTTCTTTGCTTTCAGTTTGAAATTAGCACCAGTCCAGAAATCAAAAGGATCGATTGCCTGCTCGTCTTCAAATTCAGGCTGCATTGCTTCGGTAATCTTATCAAAGATTTTTTTACCGTACTTAAAGAGGAAGACTTTACCTTCATTTTCGGGGTTAGCAGGATCCTTTACAACATAAATGTTGGAAACATAAGTCAGTTTACGCTTTTGCTTACGTGCAACTTCTTTACCAACATCAGTACCGTTATTCCAGAGACCAGAGTTGTGCTCACACACAGGGCACTTCTGATTAATAGATGTGAGGCAGTTATCAATTAACCAACCGCCAGGACCTTGAAAAGCATGAGAATACACTTTCACAAAAGGAAGATCTTCTCCATCGGGGGCGGGAAGAAAACGAATAACTGCATAACCATTACCAGATTTGTCGCAATCAAGTTTCCATACACGGTCATCACTAGAACCGCTGGAAGTATTCATTTTTTCTACTTCTTTCACCAGTTTTTCGGTGAGAGAACCAAGTTTGGATTGTTTTTTAAGATCGGCAAATGCCATTTGGATACCTCGGATAAATTGGATTCGGGGGATTACTCGGATAGTATAACAGAGTTTTGGGAATCAGTCAAGGTACTTCTTGAGAGATTCAATTGTCTTAGTCATACTAGTGAATAAAACTTGCATATCAGTCTCTGGGGGAAACCCCATAAGTGCGACTGATTTGCGAAGATTCTCTTTCATCTCAACCGCTTTTGGGTCGTCTGAGAGAGATAACCTAGTATACATCACTCTTTGCTTTTCTAGCAAGAGTTCCAGTTTTTCAATGTGTTCCAGTTTTGTTTCGCGGTCCATCATACCGAAAGTAAGAATACTTCCGTATATTTGTTCTTGCAGTTTATTAATTTCTTTTAGTTCATCTTGTATAATATCAGAATCGAAAAAACTACTCATGTACAATTTCCCGTAAAATTTTCTTGTAGGAGAACACGTCAATATTTATGAAAGGTGTGTATTTTTTGATTTTTAAACTTACGGTTTCCCACACAGGATCTAGAAGTTTTTTATCAAAATCTTTTGAAAAATGAAATATTTTTTCGTATATTGTTAAAGTTTCTAGCGACAATTGACCGC